GGCAGACGCTCCAATGTACAAAGACCGCCTTCTCATCGGCAATGAAATCCTTCGCCAATGTATGGTGGCACAAGTCGGAGACGACAAATGGTATCGATTCACCAGGCCGGAAGCACAGCACTTTCCGAAGGACAAAATCAGCGTCATTCACAAAAAATGGGAAACATACGACGACACGTTCAAAACCAAGCAACAAGCCATCGAAAAACACAAAGCTGTCTTTGGTAAGGAGCCTGCCAAAAATCTCGAAAAATTCGAGATCACACAACTCCTCTGGTTTGAAATGGCAAACAAATCAGAAGACCGCACCAACGTTATCGCTGAAACCAACAACGATGGATCCAAAAAGCGCAAATCCTCACTGAGCACCCGCGTCTACAAAATGCATGCAGAAGCTGATCAGGCTACAATCGACGAGATCAAGACTCCTCAAGCCAAAGCATGCTTGCAAATCATGAAAGACAACCTCGACGACAAAGGCGAGGTAACTGAGGCTGTTCTCAAAGAACAAGTATACAAACGAGCGACTGAGCTCAAGACGCGACAAGACGCATGGCGAATCTTCCAATACTATCGCCCTCAACTCATCAACCGTAAAATCATTCAAACCACGTAAACCACCAACAGGGGAGAGGGCAACCTCTCCCCTTTCTTATTCAAAATAAAGTTCCCCGTTAGTCAATCTTGGAATAATATAGCACTATGAAATCTAACTTCTTATCCATCGACCAAGCCATCTTACGAGCTCCATCCATTGCTGCAAAAGAACCGGTATCTGCTGCATCTGAACGCTATGTACCAGTCCACACAACGGACATGGTTGAAGCTCTACAGAAAAACGGCTGGGGTATCATCAGCGCGTCTGAACAAAAAGTACGAACACCAGATCGCCAGGGCTTTCAAAAGCACATCGTTACCTTCGGAGCATCAGCATTACAAACATATGAAGAAATTCCTACAATTGCTCTCATCAATTCTGCTGACCGTACAACTAAGTATACTCTGCTGGGTGGTATACATGTGTTTGTCTGTACTAACGGTCTCATCATATCGAAGAAAACATTGGACGAAGTCAAGTTCAAACACCAAGACATAACACTCGAACAGGTCACAATGGCAACTGAACGAATGGGATTCAAACTGCGTCAAACAGCTGAATCTATCGACAGCATGCGAAATCGTGAACTAAACAACATCGAACAAATTCAATTTGCTACTAAAGCACTAGAAATACGTTACGGTGACATCAAACGATCTCCTATCGGCACAACCACTGTTCTTGAGCCTAGACGCGAAGCTGACACACAAAACAATCTGTGGAAAATATTCAACAGAGTTCAAGAAAACATCATCCGCGGCGGTCAAAGCGACCACCTCAAAGATGTACACGGGCGTTCACTCGGACGCAGTCAACCCATCAAATCAATTGATCGCGACATACTCATCAATACACAACTATGGGATCTGGCCGAAAGCTTCAAGAACTGAAGTCTTACCAGATACGAGCAAAAAGATCACGTGATGCAAAACTAAAATCAATCGCCATTATGGTGTCACCTTTACTGGCATACGTCATTACCTGCCTGGTGAGAAAATACTTCCGATAAACACAGCCCCGGTCTTTAAACAGACCGGGGTTTTTTTAATACCTAAAGCAAACCAGTAGACTGCACACGTTCCACGAAAACTAGTCAAAATGAATACAATAATGGTTGGACCACTCACACCCGAAAAAATGCGCGATGCGATGCTTAGTGTCTTCAAAAAGAAACCAGATAGACATGCCGCTCAAATAGAGATAACCGAAGAAACACTGCTAAGCAATTTTCAAAACGCGGAAATTCATTCATGCTTCTTCGGTATGTGGTATAAGACGAAAAAGTCGAAGCTAGAGATATGCCTGCTATATCTAGAAACGATGGGCATATTAGTATATGCTGGAAGCGAGATCATAACTTGCTTCATGATCAATCCGCAGTACAAGAAACATTCACAAGCCTGGCAATCCATACTGGAGAGCGTACTCGAAAATGCCAGTGAATAAATGCATTTATCCGGTTTACAGGGTGTATGTAATATGTTACACTTATTCTGTTAACACAACGTGCGAGAGCACACCAACAAAAACCAAGTAAGTAGATAACATCATGTCAGAAAAAACGGAAAAGAAAGCGGCACCCACCAACCCGACTCCCAACAAGGAAGGTGGCAAAAAGCGGGAAACCGGCGGAGCTCAAGACAAGTTCATCTATGTCGGTGAAAACAAGGACCACAAGCTCCCGCCCCAGGCTGAGCAGATCAAAGAGCTGATCAAAAAGGCTGGCGGCGGTGGTATTACGCGCGAAGCCTTGCTCGCCCAGGCGGAAAAGGTGATCACCACGAAACAACCCATCGGCCGCATTCTGAGCTACTATCAGAAGCGCTTGACGGACCATGGTTTCGTGAAAGTGCAGAAGTAATTCTGCGGGTGCTGGAAGGGGAGAGTAATTTCGGTTGCTCTCCCCTTCTTAGTCTCTACACAAGGTTAGCGATATGAAAATACACTTAAAATCGAAATACTCACAAAACACCAGTGCTTGTGGCCTTAACTTGCCCATGCCCCAGTTCCACCCCACATCAAGACGTGAACTAAATAAAGTAACCTGCGGCGCATGCCAACGCACCAGACGATACAAGAATTTGTTGGACCTTAACTTAGAATACGACCCGATTAAGTAGTGTAAGCCTCTTTTTATTATGAACATCTTTGTCTTAAATGAAAACCCTGTGATTGCTGCCCGTGAACACTGTGACAAGCACGTTGTCAAGATGATCCTAGAATCTGCTCAGATGCTATCTACTGCTCATCGTATGCTGGATGGCACTGAGCAAATTCAGGTTCGCAATGGTCGCAACCATAGAACATGGGTTCTGCCTGATGATCGTGAGAATCAAATGTATCAGGCAGTCCACATGAACCATCCTTGCACGATTTGGACAAGAGAAAGCAGTGACAATTACTATTGGCATTTTAAACTCTTTGTCGCTTTGTGTGAGGAGTACACTTATCGATACGGAAAAACTCATGTCACTGAGACCAAGCTTATCAATGCCCTTGCAGATTGCCCAAATTCAATACCAATTGCAGGAATGACTCCATTCCGTTTGGCGATGGGTTCTAATCCAGAATGCATGGGACCAGACCCAATTCAATCCTACCGTTCTTTCTACAAGACTAAACAGAATCGATTCAGTATGGTCTGGTCTAAACGCCCCACACCTGAATGGTTTGATTGACTCAAAATTCGGGGATTTTTCTTAATATGATATATCATTGAAAATATCTCGAAATGTCCCTAGGAATGACCTAGGGATCAAACCCGTTATAAGTTTATGACAAATCAGTCTTGAAATGAAAGCATTCAAACCAATGCTGGCGGCACAGCAACCAAAAGAAATGCCGTTCGATGAATACATCGAATCCCTGGCATACCCAGTAATCGCCTCACCAAAACTCGACGGCATACGATGCCTGACAATGAATCAACCAGGTGGTCCAGGGCTTCGTTGTGCGCCATCTAGCAGGAGTCTTAAATCAATCCCTAACAACCACATCTATCAGACAGTGGGGCAGTTGCCGCCGTATCTCGATGGAGAGATCGTTATTAAAGGAGGGAACTTCCAAAGTGTGCAGTCACAAGTTATGGCTCATGGCGGAATGCCTGACTTCGAATACCACGTTTTTGATTACTTTGAAGATGAAAGACGCACCTTCAGCCAGCGATTGCAAATTCTCGAAGAAGTGTGCTATAAAAGACCAGAATGGCTAGTCTGCATCCCACAGCTGAAAGTCTTCTCACCTGAAAACCTTCTTGAATGGTGTGACCAATGGGCGAAAGAAGGTTATGAAGGAGCTTGTGTCCGACATCCCGAAGGACCATACAAGTTCGGTCGCAGCACTTACAAACAAGGGTGGCTTCTCAAAATAGTAGATAAAAGGCGCATTGAGTGTCGAATTATTGGCTTCACTGAGAAGATGCACAATGCAAACGAAGCAGAGACTAATGCTCTTGGTTATATGGAACGTTCAACTAAGAAAGAAAACATGGTCGGCATGAATACGCTTGGCGCTTTGGTTGTCGAAGACATAGCTGGCGAGTTCGAGCCATTCCAAGTTGGAACTGGTTTTGACGATGCTATGCGAAAACAGATTTGGCTTCACCAGTCGTGGTATAAAGATCGACTTGTGACAGTCGAATACAAACCGTACGGCACCAAAAATAAGCCCCGCACGCCTGTGTTCGTTGGAGAAAGGCACGTAGACGATATGTGAAACAATTCGGTTTACAGAAATACATATCCGTAATATAATACTTACGCTGATTGAAACTAAAAAGCGGTACTATGAACAAACTAGGAAAAACAATAGACAAGACGTATCTCTCACTGGAGAACGCAGAGGAGCGAGGATTTATCCATCGCGATTACATTGCCCACTGTATGCGGTGGTCACACGTCTGTAAACGGTTGATGGCCAAGAAGACGTGGGCAACAGCCAACATACTGGACGTCGGTTGTGGTAAAGAGCTTCCAATGGCGAAGATGCTTTACTCAATGAAAATGAAGCCAGCAAGGTATCTCGGTATCGATGCTGGTCGAGTCAAAGACGAAGCCAAGCAAGTATTCCACACTGGATCGTGGCCACTTGAACTGAAGGAGCAGTGCGCTTTCGGTCAAGTAGACATCGAAGAGGATGCTGAATCATTCGACCTGATCACCTCATTCGAAGTGCTTGAACATGTCGAACCAGAGCTCATGCATAAGATGCTCGATGAAATGATGCGGTTGATCAAACCAACTGGATCTATCTTCATCAGCACTCCTTGCTGGGATCGGAAGTCATGTGCAGGAAACCATGTAAACGAGATGCGCTATGAGGCCCTGGGTGCCGTATTCGAAGAACATGGATTCGCTATTGAAGCGGTTCACGGAACCTTCGCATCTATACGGGATTATCAACATCTCTTGGATGAGCACGAAATCCAAGTATTCAAACGCCTGAGAGAGTATTACGACACGAACTTTTTGTCCTGCGTCCTTGCTCCACTCTATCCCCAGGGGTCTCGTAATGCCCTTTGGGAGCTGAGTCCAATCCAAGGTGATAACTACGAAAAACAATTTCCCAATGGCTTCCGTGACGAGGAACGTCCTTGGGGATCGTCTGAAAACTGGGCAGATATGAAAATCAACTAATATGAAAGTAGACCAAATTCACAGGGCCTTGCTTGACCGCTTGGCATATATTCGAATCAACGGACTCCAACACAAAGATCCGCAATATGAGACCGGTGAAGGTATGATGATTCGTGGCATTGCTGAGTTGATCCACCGGTTTGGCTCGACGCCAACTAACGAGTTCAGCCAAGATATGTGGGACGACATCAAGTGCTTCCACGAGAAGTTCTTGCGTGAGTATACTGGGCCTGGTCGTTTGCTGCCTGAAGATCTCCAAGAGTTTCGTGAGATCACTATGGCCGAAGAGCTGGGCGAGTACAAGGAAGCTGTTGAGAGTGGCAACAAGGAAGAGATCCTTGACGCACTTGTCGACCTGGTGTACTTCGCCATCGGCACAGTGTATCTACATGGGTTTAACTTCCCGGAGGCTTGGCGGCGTGTCCACAAAGCCAACATGCAGAAAGTCATCTCAAAAGGAGAAGGATCAGATCGCGGAGGCGAGTTCGACGTGGTAAAACCAGAGGGCTGGGAGGCACCTAACCTAGGAGATCTCGTCAAATGATCTTTTCCGAGCAAGCAATGCCCCGGGCGACCAAGTCCACTAATTTGTTGGACTTGGTCGCTTGGGCCCGAAGGTATAATCAATCTGGGCGGTTACCTCAGCCATGGGAACGACGGTTCCTAATAGCCGCGTACCAACTAGACAATATTGATTGCCCAGAACACCGCAATGAAGCTAAAGCAGCTTTTTGTCTGAATACGCTTCTTTGTGTCGAAGATCTCTGTTCCAAGTACAAAATCTCTGGAATGGAAATTCATGTGGAACACGAACTGGATATGGTGAACTGTGAACGCTTTCGTAGAAGCCAAGCGCTAACGTTAATCGCAAAAGCCCTGCGTCATTGTGTTTACGGGTCAGAATGGAACAGATCACAGCGAGCGAAACGTCGCTTTAAACCTGAAGAGTTTGTTCGTATTTGTTCTTCACTATTCCAAGGGGTTCTATTTTCAATCCCGATGAATGAGCGTAAAACAGCAATACAACAAGCAACTGCTATACTATGTGAGGAAGTAATATGAATGCAACTGACGCCTGGTTATCGACGTTAAAACACGTCTGGGAAAACGGAGAGTACGAGTCTACTAGAAACGGTGATGCCCAAGTTGCTCGCCGGCATTTATTAGTATATGATGCACAACAGCCTGTTGTGCTAAGCTCATTCAGAAACCTGAATTACAACTTCATGGTGCGAGAAGCCTATTGGACTTGCGCTGGAAGAAACGATGTGGAATCAATGCCAGAATTCATGGGGCAGTATTCCGACAACGAACACGCCTTTATGGGCGCTTACGGACCGCACATTATGCAACAATGGCGGTGGCTCACCAATCTACTAATCAAGAGCCCAGAAACGAGACAAGCAGTTGTTACTATCTGGCAGCCACGCCCAGCTAATAGCTTAGACATACCATGCACCATCTCAATGCAGTTTGAGATCGTTAACGACAAGCTAGAAACCACAGTTAACATGCGTAGTTCTGACGTCTGGGTTGGACTGCCTTATGACATGTTCAACTTCTCATGCATCGCCACTATGCTAGCAATTAAACTGCGGCAAGAAGGTTATAGTAACTTGACAACAGGCGAAGTAGGTATATTCGCAGGTAATCGACACCTGTATACCACTCATGACGGAGACATCAACAACCAAATGTACGACTGCGATGAATTCACGAGCCCAGATAGATTGACACCAGATTTATTTAGTTCTCCAGGGGAATTCATACACTGGTTGGATTACAAAGCAAACGAAGAAGTAGGAAGGAGGGAGCCATGGAAAATAGTTCTAGAATAAGTAAAATTGACTACGCCTTACGGCTAGCTGAAACAGCTGCTTTGCGGTCTGAAGACCCGTACCGCAAAGTCGGTGCTGTGGCTCTCACAAAAGAGTGGCGTGTTATAGCTACTTCATACAACGGTCTTCCAACAGGTATGGAAATACCGAAGAAGTATTGGGAAGACAGAAACTTCAGACGTGACTACATGATTCACGCTGAACAAAACCTGGCTGCTCTTATCAAACGAGGTGAGGCAGAAACAGTGGCTACCACAACTCGCCCATGCCCATCATGCTGCATACTGTTGTTAGCTCTTGGAATCAAGCGGGTTTTATATAGGACAGGCTACGAGACTGATGATCTCGACAAAACACTCCGCATCGCAAAAGTATACAATTTAACCATGGAACAACATGTCTGAATATGTGCAAGACGTCTTCTTCAAACCAGGATCAGATTGGGCAATCCCATTGGACTTCCCAAACCTTTCATCAGAAGCTATCATTGGGCTTGATACCGAAACTAAAGACCCACGACTTACAACAGATGGTCCAGGATTCTGTCGAGGTGATGCGACAGTCTCAGGTATCAGCGTTGGGACTCGCGATCGTGGATGGTACTTCCCAATCTCAGAATTCCATAATCTTCGAATGGACCGAGATCAGGTTACCAGATACCTTTCTGATCTGCTCGGAGATCCTAATAAGTACATCTGCGGTGCCAACTTGGGATATGATCTGGAAGCACTTGAATCTATTGGAGTTACGTGCAAACGCCGGATCATTGACATACAGATTGCTGGAGCGCTCATCGATGAAGAAGATGAACGGGGATACAGTCTCGGGAGACTATGTCAACGGTATCTTGGGTCAAATAAAGCAGAAGATCTACTAAAAGAAGCAGCATCTGCCTGGGGTGTTGATCCTAAGCGAGAGATGTGGAAGTTACCTCCACAATATGTGGGACCATACGCAGAATGGGATGCTCAAGCGCCAGTCTTGATCTTCGAGAAAATGTCGCCTATTCTGAAATCAGAAGACTTGGAAGACATCTTCCAAATGGAATGCGAGTTGTTGCCAATACTATTGGAAATGCGACTGAAAGGAATACCTATTGATGAAGAAAAAGCAAAGCAAGTATCAGACAACCTCATCGAAGAGGAAAACGAGCTACGCTTACATTTCTTACGCGAATGGGGAGCTCAGGTTGACGAATGGTCAACTCCAAGCATTGCACAACTATGCGATGAGAACGGCGTTCGATACCCTTTTACCGCCAAAGGAAATGCGAGTATTACTAAGGAGTTTATCATGCAGCAAGATCACCCGCTGCTTAACGATATTAAACGAATTCGACATGTTAACCGTATGCGACACACTTGCCTTGACGGATGGATACGCGGCAATCTCATTAATGGTAGAATCCATCCCAACTGGGTACAACTCAAGTCCGATGACGGCGGGACCAGGACAGGTCGTATGGCGTCAAAGCAGCCTAATGCGCAACAGTTTCCATCTGAAAAATCCCGTGACGGTGGAACCAATGTGGAAGGAAGACTCATTCGAAGTATGTTTATCGCCGACAAAGGAATGATGTGGGCGAAGCTCGACTACAGTCAACAAGAGCCACGAATACTTACGCACTTCGCTACTATGTGCAAGATGGAGGGAGCGGAGGATGCAGCAAAACAATATCGTGACAATCCAGATATGGACTTCTACCAGTATCTCGTTGAGGCTGCTGGTGTATCTCGTCGCGTAGCCAAAGACATGTATCTGGGGTTATGCTACGGCATGGGTGGAGAAAAGATGGCAAGTAAGCTCAACAAGCCCCTGGCTGAAGCTAAAGAGATCATTGAGGAATTCAACGATAAGGTTCCGTTCGTTAAGCAAATGGCAGAGCTCTGCATGTCCAGGGCTTCGTCGAGAGGGTGGATTCGCACTCTTGAGGGCCGACGGCGACACTTCAATTATTGGGAGCCGCGTGCTTTTGATGATCGACGGGCACCATCGAAAAACAAACACTCGTTTGGAAATGTTCCAGTGCAACGTGCTTGGTCATTCAAGGCGTTGAATGCACTAATCCAAGGAAGTGCTGCTGATATGATGAAGCGGGCGATTATTACTGTACGGAAAGAACTTGACATTGTTCCGTATATGACTGTTCACGACGAACTAAACTGTCCGGTCGTTGATGAAGAACAAGCAGGACAAATAAAACGAGTCATGGAAACCTGTGTGGATATGTGCGTTCCACTGAAGGCAGACATGGATGTAGGAGACCACTGGTTATGAAAGACCAGCACCAGAGGGACAAAATATGAACCCCGAATCTAAATTCTATCGTGAGCTGAAGACAGCGATTAAAGATGTCGACTTTCAGCGGATTGAAACCTCAACTGGCTCTGGCGTACCTGATCTTAATTGCTGTTCTTTCGACGGCAAGGAGTGTTGGATTGAGTTGAAGGTGGAACAGGCTGGTGGTAAGGTATTCCTCAGAAAAGAGCAATATGCTTGGGGGTTTCGTCGGGCGAAGATGTGGAAAGGAAAAGTGTGGGTAGCGGCACGCGCCTTACGTTCTGTGAGGTGGTATCGTTTTCCACACTTTCAAGTAGAACCACGTGGCAACAGCGGAAAATATGTCACCATCAAAACACATTGGCAATATGAGACGCCGATGGATTCATTGGATGACGCTCTTTCTTTTCTGTTTACATATTGATAAACAGGAGATAAGATAGTCTCTCACGGTTAAAGAAAACAATGCCTATGAAACCAGAAAATGAAGCGCTATCTGCGCTAACAGAAACAGAGGTCAACGAAGATGACCTACACTCGATAGCAGGTCTTGCTCAACAGCAAGTTGCTATGGAGGATCAAGTTGCACTACTCGAAGCGCAACTAAAGGAAGCCAAACAAAAATTACGTGATCTTGTGGAACTCAGGTTCCCCGAGTTTCTTATGTCGAAAGGCATATCAGAAACTGTGGTTAACGGAGCACGTATCAAAGTCACGCCATTCTATTCCGGTCGAATACAAGACGGAAGAGAGGGTGAGGCGTTTGCTTGGCTTGAGAAACGGCAACTCGATGCCATCATCAAATGTAACGTAACCAGTACATTTGGTAAGGGTCAAATCGACGAAGCCAAAAAAGCCCGAGATCTTCTTCAAGATGCAGGCCTACCGGCCACCCTGAAGCGGAACATTCATCCGATGACGATGAAAGGTTTCATTCGGGAGCAGGTTGAAGCAGGAAACCCACCTCCCGAGGAACTTTTCGGGACTTACATTGGAAACAAAACAACCATCAAGACAGCATAAGGAAAAACTATGGCAGCAAAGAAAAACACAGCGGCAGTCGATACATACGACTGGGGAGCATACGAAGGAGAAACTGGTTTCGAGAATACCTCGACCAAGGATCTCGGAACACCGTTTCTGACGGTTCTTCAGAAGAGCAGTCCGGAGGTTGACAAGACCCACCCGAACTTCCCTGAGAAGAAGATCGAAGGAGCAGAAGCCGGGTGTGTCGTTAACACACTCTCCCGAGAGGTTGTTTACAGCCCTGAGGGAGAACCGATCAAGGTTATTCCTTGTGGCCATTTGACTCTGTATGTCGAATGGAAACCACGCGAAAGCGGCGGCGGTATTGTGGGCGCTCACAGCGACCCACGCGTTCTTGGTGGTACAAGCAAGAACGATAAAGGTATTCCTGTTCTTCCGAATGGGAATACTATCATCGAGACTTCACACTTCTTTGTGAAGCTCAAGCAAGAGGATGATTGGGTTCCAGCGGTTATCGCACTTTCTTCAACCCAATTGAAGAAGTCCAGGTTCTGGCTGAACCTGATGATGGGTCTTAAGGCCAATGGCAAGAACGTCCCGATGTTCGCCAAGCAATACCTGCTAACCACCAAGGTGGAGTCCAATGAAAAGGGCAGCTGGTATGGTTGGGGGATCGAGTCTGGCGAGTGGAACTCCGATGGAGGGCTTATCGCTGAGTGCCGTCAGATCGCACAAGAATGTGCCTCTGGCCAAGCACCTATCGCTCAAATCGGCGGTGGTTCAGCGGACGCTGATACCGAAGTCATCTAATCGAATAGCCCGGGAGGAGAAATCTTCCCGGGCTATTTTAGTGTCCACAGTTATTACATCGGTAATATGAATTCTATACCAGCACCGATTACGAGGTTAATGAATCTGTTTTCCGGTTATACTGAGGCTTACGGATTATATCGATTAGGCAAACATACGTCCATCAAAGCATCAGGCAAAGTAACAGGTAAACCGTCTACTGTCCGAAAAAAGCTCACACCACAAGAATGGGTGTATCATCTTGAGGGCAGCCAGGGGCTTGGAGTTATACCTATTACAGATAAGTCTGAAGTGATGTTCGGTGCCATCGACATTGACGAGTATTCGTTAGACATCCCGAAGCTATGTCAGGAGATAATCGAAAAACAGCTCCCTCTAGTACCCTGTAAAACGAAATCAGGAGGCATTCATCTGTATGTCTTCTTCCGTGATTGGACACCAGCAGGTCCAGTCATCGAACAACTTCGAAGTATTGCTGCTTCTCTAGGTTTTGGAGGCAGTGAGATATTTCCACGACAAGCGAATATCATTGCTGATCGTGGGGACATCGGTCAATGGATCAACATGCCATACTTCGAAGGCAATAAGACCGATCGACCAGGTTTGTCTGCCGACGGTGAACCTCTAAGTTTAGAAGATTTCTTGATGACAGCTGAAGCTATGCGGGTAGATCCTGCAGAGTTCGTAGCAGTCGAACATGAAGCCAAGAAATCAGATCTTGACGGTGCTCCACCGTGTTTAACACACCTCTGCCACCAAGGCTTTCCCGAAGGCACGAGGAATAATGGGCTGCTCAATCTGGCTGTTTTCGCTAAGAAAGCATATCCAGATGCATGGCAAGCGGTGTTGGATAAGATGAACCAGAAGTATATGGATCCACCACTAACAGCCACTGAGGTTGTTGGCATAATGAATTCAGTACGGAAGAAAGACTACCAATACACCTGCAAAACAGCTCCAATCCAACAACACTGCAACTCACACAAGTGTCGCTTATGTAAGCATGGAGTGGGTGGTGGAAGTGGATTACCTGTTATGGGAACGCTAACCAAGCTCTGCACCAATCCAGCTATCTGGTTTATCGATGTAGAGGTTGGCGATAAAACCCACCGTATCGAACTGTCAACTGAAGACTTACAAATGCCTGTGAGGTTTCAACGACGGTGTATGGAGGTTATCAATGTAATGCCACAGATTCCAAAGCGAGATGAGTGGCAGAACATCATTGCAGAGTTACTTCAAGCTGTAAACGAAGTAGAGGTATCAGAGGATGCTACACCACAAGGCCAGTTGCGGAATCACTTGGAAGATTTCCTGACCAACAAAGCTTGTGGACAAGAGATGCAGGACATGCTGACTGGACGTCCAACACTAGTCGACAATGTCTACCACTTCAGGTTACGAGACTTCATCGCTTATCTTGACCGGCTACGGTTTCAAGAGTTCAAGATGAATAAAGTAGCCATGTACTTGAGAGAGTGGGGTTGCGTGAAGAAGTTCAGCAACCTCAAAGGAAAAGGAGTAAACCACTTCAGTGTAAACAACATTTTTGCTGTTGTGGAATCACTCGACCTGCCTAAGCAAGCAGATCCCGAATTCTAATGAATACGAAACTTATCTACGGTCCACCTGGAACCGGTAAAACAACCAGGCTTATTAACATCGTGCAAGATTGTCTTGAAGACGGTTACGGCTCAGAAAAGATTTGCTACATTGCGTTCACCCGCAAGGCAGCAGAAGAAGCACGTCACAGGATTCATTTGGCAACTGGAGCTAACCCAAAAGAATTCCCGTGGTTTAGAACCATCCACTCGCTTGCCTATCATCAACTCGGTTTGTCCAGACATGAGGTAATGAATTGGTATGACTACCGAAAAATCGCTCAAACGCTTGGACTCCAACTTACTTATGGCGGTATTCAAGAAGATGGAACAGTCACTGGGTTATCAACTGGTGATCGCTTGTTCTTCATGGTCAATCAAGCAGCCGTGCTTGGCAAGGACTTGAGAACATATTGGGAAGAAAACAACGAAGACATCTATTGGTATCAGTTGGAGCAGGTTGCAGGCACAATCGCTAGGTATAAAACCGATCTCGGTAAAACCGACTTCACCGAAATGGTGGTGAGGTTTACCGAACAGAACCTAATCCCTGATGTCAATATCCTATTCGTTGACGAGGCACAAGACTTGTCTCCGTTGCAATGGAAGCTGGTCAACAAGATCAAGGAGCGTGTCGATGAAGCATACATTGCAGGTGATGATGATCAAGCAATCTTCAAGTGGGCAGGAGCAGACGTTGACTCATTCATCCATGCAGAAGGATCCAAAGAAGTCCTGGCACAATCATGGCGTGTTCCGTTTGAGATTGCCTCTGTAGCAGATACACTGGTCAACCAGATCGGAGATCGAGTTCAGAAAGAATGGAAGCCACGAGAGGGCAGCCAGGGATCTATTGAGTACGTCTCTGATGTAAACCAGATCGACATGTCGGAAGGTAGTTGGATGTTGCTCGCTCGCAATGTCTATCTGCTAGAGCAGTTCGAGAATTACTGCATGGATCAAGGTTACGTGTTCACGTCGAATGCCAAGAAAGCTGTCAATGAAAAGTTACTGACAGCTATTCAAGATTGGGAGATGCTACGATCAGGTGGGACTATCACTATGGGACAGTTCAAAGCAATTGCAGAATACATCACAGTTAAACAAGGCATCAAGTATGGATTCAAAACCAAAATCAAAGACGCCAACGACGAGCACTCAGTTAATATCGACGATCTTGAATCGGAGTTCGGCTTATGTACTAGTGCAATATGGCACGAAGCGCTTGATCGTTTTCCTCAACGAGAACGTGAGTATTTCTTGGCAGCTAGACGTCGTGGAGAAAAACTTCTTGCAAAGCCTCGAATCCACATCTCTACCATTCATGGTGTTAAAGGTGGAGAAGCTGACAACGTCGTTGTATGCACTGACATGGCCTTTCGAACCTACCAAGAGTATGAGCAAGATCCAGACAGTGAACATCGGGTATGGTACGTCGCAATAACTCGTGCCAAGGAGAAGCTCTGGATAATACAGCCCCGCACTAATAGAAACTATGATATTTGATTGAAATACCTATAACGGGTTTGATCCCTAGGTCATTCCTATGAAATAACTGGATAAAATTATGATAAGAGATATATCAAAAATTCCCTCGTTCTCATACAAAACGGAACCGTTTAAGCATCAGAAAGAAGTATTTGAGTTATCGCGTGAGCGAGAAACCTTTGCTTTGTTCTGGGAGATGGGGTGTGGGAAGTCGAAGACCACACTAGACACAGCCGCTTGGCTATTCGCCAAGGGTGAAATTGATGGGCTACTAGTAGTAGCGAACAAAGGTTCCTACATGGGATGGTATCTTGAGCACGTTCCTGAGCACCTAAGCTGCAACCACTACTGCACTTACTACGCTGCCAGTATGCGCAAGCACGAGAAGCAAAACCTCGAGGCAGCCATGGAACCCAATGGTGAACAGCTTGATGTATTGTGTATCAATGCTGAAGCTTTATCACGAGGCAAAGCAGTGGGTCTCTGTGAGAAGTTTGTTGCCAATCATCGATGCATGGTTGTGGTTGATGAATCTGACACCATCAAGAACACCAAGTCAAAGCGACATAAGAACATTGTAGCTATCGGGAGAGAAGCCAAATACCGTAGGATACTTACTGGAACGCCGACAGCCGAGTCTCCGCTCGACCTCTACGGTCAGTGCAACTTTCTTGAGCCAGGGCTTTTAGGCTTCAAGTCTGAGTTTAACTTCCGGCACTACTATGCTGTCATCCAAGACGTATCGATAGACCCATCAAAGCCCTGGATGAAGTTTGAACGAGTTCTTCAACTAGTAAACCAAGATGAATTATCCAAACGACTCAACGACTTCAGCTCACGCCTCAAGAAAGAAACCTGTCTCGATCTCCCCGATAAGATATTCGAGACTCGTTACATTGAAGCAACCGACGAACAACGACAGATCTATGATGATCTTCGGCAGACGGCTGTTGTTGAGTTCGAAGACGGTATGCTCACAAGTACCTCAGCAATGGCGACAATGACCAAGCTAATGCAGATAGCTTGTGGCTTTGTTAAGGACGATGAAGGTGTCATCAGGGAGATACCCAACCGACGGTTAGACACGTTCATGGATGACGCACTAACAACAGGTGGCAAGCGTATCGTATTCTGCCACTTCACTCACGACGTTGATGCAGTCTGTAATGCTTTGAAAGCAGAATACGGCGATGAAAGTGTTATGAGATATGATGGCCAGAATATAGATTCCCGTGACCTAGAGCTTGCACAGTGGAAAGAGAGGGACGAGACTGATTGGCTCGTGTCTAATCTTGCTGTTGGTTCTCGGGGGTTGAACCTTCAGCGTGAGTCTCATCTGATGTTCTACTACAGCCTGAACCATCGTCTACAATTGTTCCAGCAATCGCAAGATCGTATTCATCGCCCTGGGCAAAAATACCATTGTACATATATTCAATATGCGGTTCGTAACACATTGGATATCGCTATTATTAGAGCGTTGCGTGAGAAGCGAGACCTTGCAGAATTCTTTATGACAGAATTTAGGGAGGTAATGATCGGAGAAACTATTTAATTCCCTTCGTCTGTGCGTGTATTTTCTGAAACAGCATTCCTTACCTCCTTAAGCACGGCTTGTGACAGTTCCTCGATCCCGGCTTGTCTTCCTTCAAGTTTTCCTATCTTCTCAGACAGGTGAATCATTCTTGTGTTGTGTTGAACATGCTGCTCCTCACATTGTACTAATTTTTCTTCTGTCTTTGTCTGACGATCAGTTGTCTGTTTCCACAGAACGGTAATAACACCGCTCAATGCTACAATGGCGGGCACAAGTAACTGAGGTAAAGTAAATTCCACAGCTCACTAGGGATTGATTAGTGAATTTCCTGCAGCACCGATAACATTACCAGCCGCAGTACCTGCAGCCCCAATGGCTTTTTCATCAGCGTCTCCTTTATACACTTTTGCCCCTGAGGTAGAAGAACTACCTGTGAAGCCAGTTCGGCTGTGTTCAAAGCCTTCCACAGCTTGTATAGCCAACAAACCCCTGGCACCAAGATTTGATTTGTCTTTTTCCTTACTATAAAGAACGTGTGTCAGTGTCCGTTCCTCAGATAGTAGCATTCCTGTGGCACTGTCAAACTGTCGTTTAACAGTTAGTGTACCAGCTAGATCCGCAATTCCGTCTCCATTGGAATCGATCGCCAAAAACTTGTTGACTTGTGACGCCCGTTGCTTACCAATGGCTGTGGCACAGCCAGTAAGAACAAGCCCGATTAGTGTTGCCACTATTACTTTTTTCATAAATCGTTTATGGCCAAACGGCATCAGCCAGTGTTAGGTTTGGATCAGCCAATAGACGTTCTTCTTCCGCGTCAATGGCTTCGATTTGATCAGCCAGGGATTCGAGCTGATCCAGTAAGGTTTTTTCCGATGCTTGTGCTTGTCCTTTACTTTCTTTGCGCACACGCTTAATAGCACGCATCAGCAAATTAATTTGACCCTGTACACTTGGTGTTCGAATAATATCTTTTTGTGCTGCAGCTGCTGCAGTAATGTCCGCCTGACGGGCTGCCTCAATCTCTTCCGCAGTTGCTGGCGGAGGCGGCGTGTAAACATAACCCTTACGCTCAGCCACAGCAATTTGTGCAACGTCATTCGAGTCAATCTGTTTGGTAACCCCTTGTGGGTGAGTGTATGTGCGTAATGCCATTAGCTTTGTCTCCCAAGTATAGTGTTAAATTCTTGAACCGCGTTGAAATAGTTGGACGCCTGCGTCGAGTCAAACGACAGACCGACGGACATCCATTGCATGTCTGAGAGGAAGAAGTTGGAGGGCGTTCCGACTTCGTTGTTGCCCATCATGTGTAACTCGCGTCCGGGGCGCGATCCGATGAGCGTGTTGGTGTTGTTGGCGATGGAACTGAACGACGTTGACCCATTGCCGGTATACAAGTCCTGCCGGTTTGAGGCGGTGCGCGTCATCAACCGCATCCCACCGCCCATCGTGTCAGTGGCAGCAATACGACCTCCGTAATTCCGACGCCAGAGGTCAGTGTAGGTCGTCGTACCACCGTGGCGGATATAGAGCAAAAACGCCGTCGACAAACTGTCCGCACAGCCTATGGCAACGTCATTGTCAGTCCCAGTCTTGTCGGTGTAGGCGCAAACGTGGACGTCGTAGAGGGCCAAGCTGGAAGAAGGAGTAATACCAGACCCTAGATAGTCGCCGCTGTTGCCGCTCAAACCGTTGGCCTCGTCGTAGTCGCCGGCAACAAACCCGTTGTTGGTGGTGGGGTCGTTGCCATAGTCGGCTCGTAGTGGAGTCAGCGCCGCTGCCAAGTCATTGCCGGCCAACGGCAAGACATACTCGCACTCTGTCCAGAATGCGTTTGCGCGAGCCCGCTGCATGAACCGGTCCAGCGCGATAGAACTACGAGAAGATGGTTTGCCACTATTGGCTGCCGCTCGGCGTTGCCAATCGAGCACCTGACTGTCATGTCGACGGTATGCCCTCATTAAGCGTAGTCAAAGAAAAATGTCGCAGAGATGAATTTGACGTCGCCAACAATCTCATCGGCGGCGTCGCCGGCGTGGCGCGACAGACGCAGGAACAGCATCTCTCCCGCAGTTCCGACATCGGCAGCGGCGACGGTAAACGCCGCCGTCTCGTAAATTTTGTTCGCTCCCGCTGTGGTGTTGGCGGTGTCGGTCACAGTGTCCGCAGTAGACCACGCAGCGTCCATCTGCTCGTCGTTCGCCAGCGGGAGAGTCTGGAGATTCCATTTTACAGCATCGGTACCGGTGCCGCTTGGGGTTGTGGCGACAGTCCACTCGATCTTGACCGTAATGTCGTTGCCATCCCAGTCCGCAGGCACCTTGAGGCGACACTGGGCATACTCCTGCGTCGTGTCGTCGAAGTCGAACGTGGGCAGGGCGACATCGTTGGTGGCCAGTTCAACGAAGCCGGGGGCCGCGCCGTTGGTGACCGGAGCATACCACGCGCCGCTGTCCAACTGGATGGGTTGTGGGCTGACACCGCTACCGCCGCCGCCGCCTCCAGTCTGATTGGTGACCTGGGTCTCGCTGCCGCCGTCGGCGTAGAAATACAACTCACCGTCGGTCTTTGCGTAAAGGTGGGAGGTGCCTCCGCCGGGGGCACTCGGTGCCGAGGCAATCAGGTCGAGGATGTGGTGCGACGAGACCTGCGTCGTCGGGCCAGCGATGTTGCCATAGAAAGTAGCGTCCTGCACACTGTCCAGATGCAGGACTGCCGACCCTCCGACGTAAAACTCCCACTCGGTGCTGCTCAGGTCAGCGTAGGTGGTGCTGTCCAACGTCGCGCCGAACAGGTTGGCGTAGACGTTGTATTCGCCGTAGTCGAAGTTGTTGGTCACTTCCAACTGGCTGGCATCGATGGTCTTGTTGGTCAGCGTGTCATTAGATGACGCTGTGATGTATCCCTGCCCCGAGTGGTCCCCCCAACTAAATGCCGTGTCCCAGTTTGTTGCATTAGCCAGGACTTGGTCAAGCCCATATAGGTGAGCTGCTAGGTCATCAACATTGGCTGCCTCAGCGGGTGTTGTGGCTGGTGTATAGTTAGTCGGCGTGAAGTCGATATCAAGATGATCGCCATCAATCTCGTCACTGCCACCGCGTTCGTGATCAGTGGCATGAGCGCCTCCGCCGCCTGAGCTTGGTACATTAAAATCGATCATATTAACCTGCTTGCTGTGTTCTTACATCAACGGTACCTGATGCTGCAATGCCATAAACAGGGCCTAAATAAGCATTAGGCCCATTGTTGTGGATGATTAGTGAAGCACCTGCAGCCAATGGAAAACCTGCTGCTGTGGTAGCTGCGCTGGTTCCATCAAAAGCCAAATATACGGTGGAAGCACCGTTGTTGTACAAGGCAAAGAATTTGCGAGATTTTGCGTGGGCAAGAATCTCCGTGCTTGAGGTTGTAACTGTTACTGATGTCATAAGCTGAGTGTGTAGCCGCAGATTTCTAAGCGGGGGTTGTGGCTAGTCGTGGCTTTATAATAGAAGTCCTGTGATTCTACTAGTTGGATTTCAAACGGGCTAGCGTAGTAATCAAAGCCGCCATACGCACCGTTGTTTGCATCATTGTGCACAAACACAATCTCACCTAAGCCAGCTGAGGTAGAAGCTAGGGCTCCAAGAAAACTTGTGTTGTTACTGACTTTTCCATACGTGCCCCTGGCTTTGATGGCTATTGGAGGGAGAACATCTTCAATATCGTTTGTGCTAGTAACTGATTGAATTGATGTGTAAGAAGTGTTGTTCTGGTTTGAAAAGATCTCCAGGGCTCCGATGGCTACTTCGTTGCCTTGCTGGTGAAACGTCTCAAACTGGGCTGAACCGTTGGTTCTTACCACACCAACCATGCGAACAAAAATATCATTGCTAGAGTCTGCCCATGTAACAGAACCAGCCGCACTAGCTGTAGAGAGAATGGCGTAACTGGTCCCGTCACTGTTATCAAGTGCCAACCAAATATAGTACCAGGTGTCTGCTGCAAGAGAACCTGTGTCCAAACCATTTTGTCCAGTACCCGTTGCATCGATGGTAAAATTAACAGCATGCAATGACCACAAGACGTTAGCAAAAGCGCCTGTTCGCCCAATTAGATCGACACTGTCAGCATCAACATCTAGCTGTGTGGTAGGAGTAGCTGTGTTTCGCTTACACACAAGATTACGAAACCCTGGAGTTCCTTTGTAAAGTGGGTTTGCTGGGTTAAGTAACTGGTGCTCAGTCGCTGATTTTGTATAGATCAACGCTTGTTCACCTGTAACAACATCACCGGGCAGTAATGGGACACCTCCCGGTCTAGTGAGATCTTTTTCACCATCGCCGTAGTTGAACTTAACTGCTGAGTGTGTATTAGTGGCCGCAATGTTCACCATGAACAAGCGGTCTGTATCATAAGCATTACTACCAGATGTATTAATGAGAATGGAGTTCGCTGAACCATCATCATCATCAATGAAAACTGATTCTTCTGTAGACTGAATAAGCGGCGGTGTAAGAAGTCGCCACATATAGTTTTGCCAGTCAAACACAACTACAACCAGGTAACCAACGTTCAAGCTTGCGGGCTTTAATTGATTGAGGCGCCAGCGAACAGGCACAGCTCCTAAACCGTCGAGGTTGAGTGTAACGTTGCCTGTGTTAGCTGCAGCTGCTCTAAACGATACAATCATACCACCTTTGTTGGTGTATGACGAAACACTTTTACCTGAGGTAACTGAGAGTGTGTTGGTTCCACTTGACACCCCACAGTAAAAGTGGTTATCAATCATGGTCTTACCGGCAGTAACACTATCATTAACCAAATCAGCGGTATCAACAGTTGTCGGAGCAACCAGTTCAAGGGCAGCAAGATCAACGGACGAAAGAATAAGGTTACCTGAAGCATCGAAACCGAGATATTTGTTCGTTCGATTTGGCTTTGTGCTGATCTTGTCGACAAGCCCAGAAGGCGGTTCCCCGTCTGGATACTTGATAGCGAGATCGATTTGACGCTGCAACTCTTGCACCATCAAAGTCAGCTTGTCTAAAGCTGCTTCGTGTGTTTCAGCTGGGAAATCTCCGTTGGCTGTGTAATCAGTTTCTTGATCCCTATCAGTACTGCGATAGATAGTCAGTGTTTGACCGGATGCTGGAGCAGTAACCATTGTCACGGTTACGGAGCCCGTTCCCACACCTGTTATGGTGTATTGACTATTAATGGCTTGAACAGATTCAACACCGGCTGAGGTCTCAAGAAGCACAACCAAGTCTGCTTCCTCTAAAAGCATGTATGGCCAAGAAAAACCGGTGGTAGAACCATCCCCTGCAAATTGCTCCCTCTCTGTGGTTGCTGTAATCATTTTCCGAGGTAAGATTCAGACGGTTCGATAAAGTAATCTTGATGGCTATATTTTCTAACAGAATCTTCTGTTCGTTTCAATGAACCTGGGTCCATCATTTCTTGAAGATTCCATAGAACAAGATAATTCAAAATTGGACGGATGTAAAACAAATTTATGCCGGGAATATTATCTCGTGTTAATTTCTCGATCTCCCGACCTGGAAACTCACCGTCACCGAAAGCTGCATCCTTACCTTTTTGAAAAGCATCGAATACATCTGGAATCTGTCCACCAATAGGTCCAGCAAAAATCGACAAGGCATTGTTATATGACTTATCGTATTCTTGAAACAGCAAGTCGCCAAAAATACCTAACCCGCCACCCCTCATTGCTGCGTCAGTCAGCACGTCAGTATTGATCTTGCCATCGCTGACCAGGGCTTTTGGAGTTTTACCTTTGAGCGCATCTTTAACTACGCCAGACAAATAGCCCCCGATAGTTGTCATCGCGACTAGCTGAGCAATGCGGATTTTCCCTTGGTGGTTACTCTGCAAAAACGCTTTGGCCGCTGACCATGAGTCTGGCGCTGCTGACACAGCTGCATCATTGAAGAAATCGCGACCAAGTATTTTACCAAACACTGTGATCGGGAACATTTTGAACAACGTGAACATCCTTACTGCTTCACCAAGTGGTGTGCCTGCCTGTGTCCCAAGCACTGCCAGTTTCTTTTCAGAAGCACCTGGAGTGGGAACAGCGTGGTTAACTCGATCAGACAGATAGGTGCGGTATTTTAAATCGAGCTCCCTTCTAGCTCGTTTACGATTTGCATCAGTCAGCTTCAGGTTGTCTCGCTGAAGCATTTTGTCTATGACTGCATCTGGAATCTTCTCAAACTCGTCAGGTACCAAATAAGCGGTTCCCTCTTCGTTCTTGTAAACGTGAGCTCTCATTGCGTCCCAGTCGGTCTCGTCGATGTTATAGAGCTCCAAGGCTGAGCGAGTGCGTTCGTCCATTGCCTTCCAACCTGTATCAGCTAAATCGCCAAGATGGTGGGACATCAGTTCACCTGCAGATGCTTTCATCCGATCGTTCCACCAATTCATAAAGTTCCAGTCGAAGAACTTCTGTTGCGTTTTATGAATGCCACTGGCAATAGTGTCGTGTATAGCAAAACGAGATAGTGTGTTACCATGGATTCCATCAAGAGCCACACCCATCATGCTCAACATCTTTTGACCTTCAGGTGATCTCTCCGCCATGCCAGTGATTTGCTTACCCAGCGTGTCTAATTGATCGATACCCTGGAAAGCCATTTCAGCTTGCAAGAATGCTTTATCGCCCAGTGACGATAGAACGACACCGCCCATTTTCGCCATAAGTGAAATCGCTCGTGCACCAGCACCAAGCTTGGCTATGGTCAAATTCTCAGGGTGATCGAACTTACCTGTTACTTGGTCAAAAGCTCCTTGGACTCGGCGATCATTTAATGAGTCGATTTCCTTTGCATCGCCGAGGTCTCTGGCTTCATCTTTTAACTGGCGAACGATTGCATTAAAGGTTTCTTCTGGATTTGGACCGAATGACTCCATCAGCACGATGTTGCGCGAACGAAAGAACAAGTCACTGAACACTGAGTCGCTCATTTTACGCAGCCCGAAAAGCTGGTTGTAGTTATAAGCTGCTTCTGCATCCTTAAAATGCAGAACACGTGAGGCACTTGCTTTCTTGGCTAGATTCATCGTGGCAGTAAACCCGTGGATCTCAGCTGGGTTGTCTGGAGCGCCGTGATGCCCAGAATACAGGCTATTGAATATCTTGCGAAGTCGAGCTTTAACTGTTCCTGGATCTTTGGTGTCGAATGTTTTCTCCAAATCGAGAAGAGGAAGCGTATCTTCAAACCACACATCAAACGCCTCTTCTTTAGTTTTACCTAAACCACGAAGAGCTATTCTATCGTGTGTTTGTCGGATAATGTATCCTGGCAGGCGTTTGATGTACGCGCCAACAGAGTTTTGGTGTGAGATGATTTCATCATACAGGGTGTCGATCAACTCCGCAATACGAGCTGCTTTCTTGTTGCCGGTTCTCCCTACTTGGTCTGTGCCGCGGGCGCCCATTTCAAGCCAAATGTCTTTGTCCATGGTAGAACCAGTGAAATCCTTGAACAAGCCTTCTTGCTTAAGCTCACTGATCAACCTGCCTGAATACTTGCCGTGCAATGCGTCAATGCGTGCATCAACAGATAAGCGAGCTCCACCAAGCTTACGTTCGGATCCTTCAAGAAAAGCTCGCAACCCCAAACCAGACGTTGGGAACTTACGAACAATGTGCAGCACCTTACGTTTTGAACTAAGGGACAGCAGCTTATTCCGCTGAAGAATTTTGTCCAGCAAATCAGCTTCTGGGATGATTTCTCCTTCGATCTCAGTTAATGCCTCTTCGATACTGATTCCCTTTTTGTCTGCTCTAGCTTGTGCTTTATCTGCAATGGCATTAATGATCTTCTCTGCCTCTTTATTGGACAAAGTGTCAGTTCCCACTGCTTCTCTCAAAGCAGCCATACAGTCATCAATTTTTCTTCTTGGCTTAGGCATTACGTTTCATGCAAGGTAGCAACTTACGATATGCATCAGCTGCTGCTCGTGTTTTAGGAACTGGTACAACAATTTCTTTCTTAGGCTTTCCTGGCTTATCTGGTAATGGTTTCGCTTTATCGCGAGGCTGAGATTCGTCTATGGGTCGTTGATCCCCTGGATCTCTAACTTCCTGTTCATATGTCTTGCGAGCTTCTCTTAACTCTGGATCAAGATCCACAGGTTGCTTAGGAGCGTCTGGATCTGCTGGGTCAATAATCTCACTCTTCTGGAAAGTAACAATACCCTCTAGCTCTTCTTCAAGTTCTTCAGCTAAATCCAACAGATAATCGGCCTCTGCTTCTTTTTGGGCAAGTTGCTTGGGGGTGAATTTCTTTTTTGGCTTGTCAGCTTCTTCTCGTGCTTTGGCAGCATCTTGCTTGATTTTCTCCTCTTTTGAAAGTGGTACTTCACTGGCTTTAGCTTCCGCTACCTCAGCCCTGACGCGTTCAGCATCAGCCCGCAGCTGTTTTACTTCTTCAAGCAAGTTGTCGGCGAGATCCTCTACATCCCTAGTTACTAGGTTTATTTCTGTGTCTGTTGGGATTTCTTCACGAGTCCCATTCTTAATCTGATCGGGTGTACGAACATGGCCTTCTTTAATTTGTTTCTGAATTTCTCTTTCTCGGTATTCAGAGAATAACTGCTTACTTCTCTTCGCGTGATCGGTTTTTGCCTCAGCCAAAAGTCTAGCCACTCTTGATCCACGAATCTTGTTTACCTTTTTCTTCACCGTCAGCTCAAGTTTTGCTTGTAATCGATGCAAATCATCAAGTGAAACAGTTCCAGCGTCATTTGTTACTTTACGGTGATAAAGCTGTCGCCGACTCATCTCTTGTGCTACTCGGCGAACCTCCCACTCTTCAAAGAAGTTGTTCGCCTCGATTCGTGTTTTCGGCAATTCACCTGGTTTTGGTTTTACTGTAACTTTGGTGATCTTGTTTGTCCGAAAGGCTTCTTTAAGCGCATCACGAAATTCTTGTGAAACACCAGCAGAGCTTATTTCTTGCAGCTTTTTGCCGTGGGCTAAGCCCCAGGCAACATCAGTAAAATACTTCTTTGCCGCTTCGATTTCATCACCAAGAAGCTGCTCTCTCACCAACTTAATCACTGGCCTTAGCTCACTACGTGGGATTCTCTCATGTGTAGAAGCAAACCGCTCTACAAGAAGATCTTCGATCTCTTTCTTGTCAACCTCACCCTCAATCTTCTTTCTAACAGCAGTTGGATCAAAACTACCCATCGCTTCTTCAACCTCAGCTCGGATGGCTCCTTCATCAATGTCCACATACTTGTGCAAACGAGTGATAGGTTCACCAGCTGCAATGTCATTCATCCCCTCAACAAACATGGCATCTTTAGTGGCGCCAGTCAACCGGCCATAAACCTTAGCCGCTTTCTCGAGACCCAAACGAATACCGCCGGACAAAACACCGCCTGCTGCAATGTTAAGCAAAGAATCTCTAACCCCGTAATCGGCTTGCGATTGTAGGTTAGAGACCAACAGTGGAACTTCGACTATGGCTTGTGAAGCAGCACCATCGATCATGGCCATGGTAAACTTACCATGAGGAAGACCACGGGCAGCCAGGGCTTCAGAAGAGGTGAGTAAGCCTCCTGCCATTTTCGTGCGCAAAGCAGAACCACCGCCTGCTTTTACAGCTGTCGCTGCTTTAGCCGATCCTACAATAGGAAGAAAGGCGGAACCAATGTCCACTGGGTTCAACATAGACCCGATCATAGCGGCGCCGAACACCCCAGCCCCTTGGCCAAATGTCTTTGGTTGCGACAAGATGAGACCGCGGAACAATTCTTTCTTCTTGCGGTCGTGTAGTAACTGTGCTTGTCCCTCGAGTATGGGGTCAGAAAACGTGAGACCTTCAAGCCCGTATTTTTTGTTCGCATCCTCCGGAGAAAGAATAGCCCCGTCAGCCGCAGTGAAGTATTCAGAAATACGGCGCATGCTTTCAAAAGCACCGTCATGAACACCTTGATCAAACGACGTGCTTAGGAATGTGCTTGTCGGCACATCATAAGTAGATCGCTGCCCTGTGGTTCTGGCATCAGGTTGTGAGAAAAAGAACATGTTTTGTCTAAGGACGGGGCTTTTTCAATGTGTGATTATATTCAAAATATATCCTGAAATGACCTAAGGTATGCCTAGGGATCAAACCCGTTATATGTTTTATGACTTAATTGCTAGGGATAAATTGAATGTTCGGGTCATTTGAAAGCTGTGATTCAACTTCTTTACGAAGCTTCTCTAGTTTCGCTTTTCGTTCACCACCAGCGCGAATCCAATCTGGCTGCATAGGAAAGTTCGTTCGTTCCCTGCCAAAGGGCCAGATGCCACCAACTCGGTCTGTAATATCGTATGTCTTTTGAGGCTGCATTTTTGTTTGCACACGTTGAGTGGCACCACCTATCCCAGACACCGGAATATCGTTCCATGTTGTAAAGTCAGGCAACTCGTCAAAATGAATCATGAACGGGTATCCATTTGAATCAGTGACTTGAATCGGTCCGTTGTCGCCGGAGACATACAAAGAAGCCGATTGCCCATCTTTGCCTGGTTGCCAAAAACCGTTTGCGGTAATGTCCATATACAAGGCATGGCGCAGTTCGTCAGAGTTCTCAGGTAGGCCAGACGCTCGCAAAGTTGTAAATGGCGTTATGTCAATCTTTCTTGGATCGACATACCTCAAAGAAACAGCCAGACGACGACCGATGTCATCGATCTCTTCCTGTGAACGAATCCCGCCGTCTGGCTTAATCTTCTGGAAGGTAAGAACTTGGTCATTGATTCGAGTAAAACCGATAGTCTCGCTAATCAACCGCTCTGAAGCACGAACAACCGCTTGCTCCATAGACAGTCCCTGGTTAGCGAACACCTGTGCAAGAGCTACACCACCGTGAATCACACCAGCCAGTTCTGACGTCCTACCAGCTGTATCACCGAACATGCCTTGTTTCAATTGCTGAAAGGCAGTGGTTGCAACAAAAGCCGATTCAAAGTTTGCTTTACGTTCTCCGCTAATCTTAGCAAGATCTTTGCTGGATGATAGAGCTCCGAGGTAAATGTCAATCCAAGGTGCACTACGGTTTTGGAATGCAAGTTGATACGCTTGAGAAATACCTTTACCAGCTGGTGCATGGTTGACTAGATCGTCAAAAACCTGATATTGTAGTTCTTCTGGAAAGCTCTTAAGTACTTGATCGATTCGAGACAACACTTCTTTCGGATTGCCGCTATTGATTCCATTCGCGATGGTGAGAATTTCTTCATCGCCAAGCAACTGTCGGTCAGCCTGATTCCTGCCTTGATACATTCGTTGGTCATCTCCAGACTGTGGGAAACCCTGATACTTCATCACAGAGGCATAGTAATCACGAGCGGCAAATTCTCTATTAGCTCCAACTGTTTTTTGCATCTTAGTAAAAGCAGCACTTACCACAGGATGGTAAGCACGCATCCAGCCAACTCGATTGGTATCATACAACCGTCGATTAGCTGCCAACTTGGTTTCAAGCATCTTTAGCGTATCAACCTCGAGCTTATTACGAGGTTCCCCAGACTTCTGGATCTCGCGCCTCTGATCATCGGGTTTCATCCACGAGACAGACTCTGCTGCTGCAGATGACAGTGCTCGAACGTCAAAGTCGTGGTTGTCTTGTTGCCAGCGAACTGTCCCTTGATCTTCGCCATACAGTGCAACATAATCGGCTTTTGACTTGGGATTAGAAGCAGTGGGGCTGTCGAACATCTGGATCTTAGCGTTCTCAACCTCCTCCTCAAACCCCCACCGATCACGAGCTGTCGTTGCTTCTCTTGCTCGACCAATCTTCGACAACAACTGTTTCTTTTCTGACGGTGAAAACTCTTCGGACTTCTTTACAATAGCCTCAGCATACTCAGGCTCTTCATCCATGATTGTTTCAACCATCCCAAGACGAACATCTTTGAAGAGCTGCTTCTGTGTCTTCTCTGGGAAGCCCTCGATTTGACCATACAGCTTAGATACAGCTGCCTCTAACTCAGACAGTGCATTTGGATCTGTATCCACAGACGAAGTGTATGTGGTAAAAGCATTGTCAGCCACACGACTGACAGCTGCCAAATCATTCTCTACCTTGTTTTGTTGAGCACCAATAAGTGCTTGCGGATATTTTGATGTAACGTAATCACGAACACCTGCTGCAAATGCCTCATATGTCTCATCATCTGGAGCCTCTTCTTTCTTCGCTTGAAGGTATTGCTCAGAATGCTGAACCAGCAAATCCGCCATGTTCTCAGACCCTAGAAACTCTGGCTCTGCCATACGCTCGGCCATGTTACGACGAAAAGCGCTGTCTTCAACAGCAACCCAGCGCTGGCTATCCTGCAATTTGCGCTTATCTGATTCAAACTGAGCTTGCTTAATCTTCAGGCTTTGTGCTTCGCCAAACTGTTCCACGCCACTGGCTAAACCCTGTAGACCCCTGCCAATAGGGGCAAGATTAGCGCCAAAAGCTGTTGGATTAGCATTTGGCCCTGTTGAACCGGTTAATACCGACCCGTTAGATTGCTGTTGTGGAATGATTGGCATGTTAACTTCCAAATGAGGGATTCTTAATTCGTCCGTAAGTTCCTAGCACAGAACCTGCTCCAGATAGAACAGAGCCGCCAGCTTGAACATAGCCAGATGTTTTCAGATTCTTGGCGCTGAAGCGAGATAGATTAGCTTGTTGCTTTGACCTATTAGCGCCAACAGATCCGGTGTACAAACGTGCTAGAACGTCTTTCTCACCTTCAATACCAGAGTCCCGAATGATGTCCTGAACTGAACCTGAGATAGTAAAACCTGATTTTAGTGCAGCTGTTGTTTGCTTACCACGCAATCTTCTATTTCTACGACGAAGTCGATCAGCGTCTATTTGAGCTTGCTGCGCCTGTGCTTTGGCATTGTTTTCAGCCACTTGCGCCTCATAGTCAGCTGCGTCTGCAGCCGCCTTACTCGAGGCGATGGATCCATATGCTGCAACGCCAGTACCAATGGCTGATACCGCCGCTGAGATACCTAAGATGGTTGCTGTTTCTAATCCCATACTAATCCATATCTTATCATGTCTTGTTGATCCGGGGAATATTTTTTCATCAACCCCTCGCTTGAAAATCCTAGGTGTTCTGCCCACGATTTAAGCTTATCTGTGGGAGCAATCACCATCTGCAATCTGTGGTACAAGCCACAGGTCTTCAGATGCTCGATCATCTTACGAACCTCAACTAACAACCGTTTAGGCTTTTTCATCAACGTGTCAGTTATCGCCAGCCAAACCTCACCATTCCCTGGACACACTGAAACAGCTCCACCGGCTGCCATCAATTTGTCGTTAACCCAATAAGACCAAGCCTTTGAAGCCGGGTGGTTAACCAGCAGTTCCCAGTAATCTGTGTTGGCAATTATTGAATCACAGAAGTTAGAATGGCTGACTAACTCGCACAAATCTGAAGTTGTTAGCTCCCTGATCATCCATGTCCAGTTGTTACTTCCGTTAACACTGCCACGATATTTAACGGATATGGTTGCGTCTGTTTAATGACCCAGCGAGTATCTGGCTCCCAACCGCCTTGAATCGTTTTCTTGACATCGGTAGATCTCATCGGCGGGACTTCATCCATGGGAGCACCAGCCGAGCGAAAGTCAACCAGGGATTCGGTGGAGCCCAGCACGCCGTATGTCAATCCTGTCGTATCTTCGACCCTAATGCTGATTTGCGATGCTTTCTTCTTCTTCGACAATGAAGCACCAATCTGTGAGCCACCTTCAATTGGCAGTGATACGACTTGGGCTGTGTACGTATATCCGACATACACGTTTGTAGCTGTGTCAGTTAAGGTGATTTGACCACTACTGACAGTCTTGTCTCCAATGTATGCACCATCAGCAACAACTCCCACTGTCTCTCCTTCAAGGTGCGATAGCCCTGTGATAGTAGAGGTGGCCGTTCCAGTATACTTATAGTGGCTGTCAAGAAAGGCCAGATTGAGGTTGTCAGTAGCAGACGATGGGTAAATGCTTTTGGTGAGCTTCTCTACATAGCGCACCTCGGCACCGTTGATCAGTCGCTTTACCACCATGTATAAAGCATCTTCATCCGTTGCCGTGTCATACAGCGAAGCGATAGATTCAATCACAGCGTTTGTGCCGCCAATGATGTGTCTGTGGTAAGCGATAACCTTTTGCTCACGATCATAAGTTGCACCTACAAGCTGTCCGTCATTGCGAAGAAGCCACAAGACACCGTACGGTTCTTCTTGGTAGCACAAATCAACAGCTTGATCTGCTTGAAACAGATGGTCAGCAAACACAGTGATGTTTGCTGCCACGTGACGATCGATCTCAAAATTGTAGGTTAGCTCACGCAGCTTTCTACCACCTTTCTGGACGTACAAAGTGGCGACGCCAACCTTCTGAGCTGGCAATGTTTGCTGAGCCCCGGAATTTGTTTGTGGTGCAATTATTGTGTTGGCCGGAGTCATCGGGTCGTTGATGCTCGCTGCCTTCATCTGATACACCCCTCCGTCAGTTCCTAGAAGCAACACCGGCCCTGAAGATAAAAACGCTGGGATGCTGATATGGTTATCGGCATAGGTCTTATTGATCGCATTGTCGTCCTCAACAGATGAATCGGCCTCTGTTGGAGACATGTTCTCGAAGTCCCCAGAAACAGAACTCCAAATAGTGTGGGGCTGCGCTTTAGAACCAGCAAACACAAGGCGCTGCTCATGAAACACCACAGTGCGAGGATAGCCTGTGGTTTCTGACCATGCGCCTAACTGCCATAGCTTAGTGTATCCATGGTTGTAAATTTGATTGTTGGTTTGGTCTGGATCAACTGGTGGGGTGCTGTTAAGGGTAACGTCCACATTCGTAGAGTCAACCACATTGGTGATAGTTCCCCAAACCTTAGTCCCGTCGTAATCAAACCTGAGCTGCCGGCCAACGTCTCCTGAGGAAAACAAAGCGTCTGATGCTGTTACCTTAGCTGTGATAGTCCGCGTACCCGGAATAATAATATCTGTTGGGTAAGTCGGAGGAGTAGCAATTGCAGCCAAAGCAGCAGTTGTAGCAACCTGAGTTTGACTGATGTAGGAAGTAATCTGGTGCCAGCTATCATTTCCAGAATTGTCACGAGCATACTTACCAACATCCCCAGGGCCAAAAGTGATAATCGTGTTAGGTATTGCATCAAGCTGTGGGCCAGTGGTAAACGTGATCTGAATATCATCCGGTGGTGTAAAATATGAGTCCACTTCGTCGACAACCACCTCGTTGGCTGAAACGTATGAAGTGATTTGGCCTAGCCGCCACTGGTCACCATCGCGCCATTCAACATAGTCGCCAACATCTCCACTTACAAAAGCGGCTGTGCCAGTAGACCAACTCAAGGTGCGTGAGTCTACGATTGTGTGTATTTGTAGCGTAATTTCAGTTTTGTTGAGATCGAAATACGGACCATCTGTGTTCGCATAATTTGTCAGCGTCCACATAGTGTGAGCGGTTCTGCTCAGCTTTTTCGGATAATGATTCTTGTGCACCAAATACAAGACGTCTGCAGACTGAGTCCATTGTAGCTCGAAGATCTCGTCTTCCGTATACGGTGTTGCAATGGTGATTGGCATGCCTGATACTTCAACAAGCGCGTCATTACGATAGATTCTAATGACGTAATCACCGAACTCAAGCATGTAAGCCTGCTCATCTGAGAAGGTGAAAGGAACCAGGCGAGTCCGTTTGGATGAATCGTGAACCTCAGAGAGATGCTTAGTACCAGGGCGATTGCGCAAGCCTCCTTGTGGCATCACTTGAAAATTCTCGATCGTCTCAGCGCCGTTGAAGTATTGGTTAATGTCAACACGACCACGGATCTTATGTGAAACCTCGCCTGTAGTGAAGTTGGTTTGAAGTGTATCTGCTCTTGGCATTAGGTCATGGGGTCACGCACGAAACCACGATCACCACGATAAGTTTCACGCGATTCCAGCCATTCGTCTGCCTCGACTTGTGGAGCAGGATCTTCAGTAGAATCAACAAAGCCAGCGTCACGTTTGAGCTGGGTGAAGTAGTTGAACAGATCGCGTTGAATCTGTTGTTCACCTGTCACAGTGTAAGAGATCTTGAAAGCAAGGTGAGCAGCACAAACCTCAGCTGCCATCACGTCCCAATTGCCATAATTCGTCTCATCGAAAGTGTAGCGTAGGTTGATACTGGAAGCATCTGTGTGGACGTGTTTACCCACAATCTTATGTGGGAAATCTCCGTTCGTAACGGAGAGAACCCGGAGACAATCTCCGGGCAATTGAAATTCATTGGTGTAGCCAAATGCTGGGGTTGAAGTCAAAGCGGCTAAGGTTTCTCTGGCTTCAGCGAAGTTCCACGGATGTTTACGCAAAACAAACTTCCTAGAAATAGGAAGCATTCTGTAGCACACTCGACCTTCTGTCGTATCATCTGACAACGAAGTCAGAAAGTTCGAAGTGCCAATTAGCGATAAGGCGCTGTTTGCAATTTCAACGTCTGCAGGCATGGTAGAAAGGGGGGGAGGTTTCCCTCCCCCCTGTGATTTAGTCAACAACGTACGTGATGTGGCCGTTGACGTCTTTATCAGCGGCAACTGCGGTCGAGCCTGTGTCATCGAAGAACTTCATGGTGATCTGGACTTCTTTGTCCGTCACATAGCCATAGTTGTTCGTCAATGTGTTAGCTGCGAGGCCGGGGTCACCAGCTGCGTGGATGTCAACCGCACCGTCGATGGTGAAGAAGTTATCGTCGTCGGCGAGAGTACCAGCTTCATTATAGTAGCCGGTTCCATCGTTTCCTCGGATGCCAACGTCAACCACTTGGTTAGCACCACCAGCCTCACACGCCCACTCAATGCCGAGGATGCGAGCACCCTTGGGGATCACGGCGAGGATCACCTCGTCGTCTTCAACCATAGTAGACGTGGGATCGTCGGTGGTGTTGAATTCCCACCAAGCAACACGCAACCGACCACCCAATTCATTGGGCTTGAGAGGCGAGTAGTTGGGTGGGGCAACCTGCAACTGCTGTTGTGATTTGTAATCAGCCATAGTAGCTTACCTTTCTCTTAGAGGTCACTATCGCATTTCACGATGTACACACGTTCTTCCCACATGCGAGTAGCGCCAGCATTCATCGAGGCGTAAACCTGGACGGAATTGCGCTTGTCTCGCCGGGGACCGACATCGACCATGATCTCCGCGCCAGAAGCAAGCAGAAGACCGGAGCCAGCAAACGCGATGTTGTCCACCACGTTATTGCCGTCAGTCGTGAGCTTGTTGGACCACACAAAGTGGAAGCCCATGAACCGATCAACTTCACCTTCGACAAGCGCCTTGATGTTGTTGTAGTCACTGCTTCCAATCTCCTGCTGCCGAAGCAACGATTGAATCTGCTCAGGATCACAGACCCAGATCAGAGGCTCTTCGTCACCAACCTCACCTTGACGAAGCAACGTGCGCACGCGACGGAGCTTACCGAGGGTGAGGTTAGAATCAGCAGCAGCACCGGACTCAACATAGTCGACTGCAATGGTGTTAGCAGCCGGAAGAGAAACAGTGGTGGAACCAGTTTTGCCTGTATAAGCCACAGCAGAAGCAGACTCAATCAGAAGATCGTCATACTTACGGCCAAGAGCCCAAACAGCGTTCGTGACGTAACTCGAAGTTGGATCAGCCAACATACGAATTTTGTCCTTGCGATCAACCAAATCCGCGAAATCAAAGTCTCGCAGAGCTACTCGACGCCTGTCATGGGGAGTCGAGATAAGCGGGGTATCAGCATGACGATTCGTCACTTCGACCGCCTCGACGGACTCAATACGGTCATAGTACTCGAACTCAGCAGACTGAGTCTCGTTACGCACGTATTTGCGAAGTTTGGAACCTTTTTGCTGCAGCCCCATCTCAATGTTAGCTCTGTAAGCTTGGACCAACGCGGTATCAACTTGAAATGACATGTTTTACCTTTCGTTTAGTTTACAGTTTGTTGAGTGGGTTTTGGGTTTCCGCCATACAGCGGCCCGGCATGTCAGCAAGGCCCGAAGGTTCCCTCGCATTCACATGGACAATCTACATTGTTGTATGCCTATGTACAATCTTTTTTAACGGGGAAAATTAGGCTGGTTCAGTCCCCGGGAACGCCTGACGGTAGAGGTCACGCCAGCGTTGAACAGCTGCTTGGTGGCCTGGATCAGTGACTGTTGTGAGGGCAGACATGAACTCTTGGTTCGTCTTGAGTTTGTCGATCTCAAGCTTTGCCTTAGTCTCATTCATCACATCGAAGTTGCCTGAACCTGCTCCAATCAACGATTCATCATCAAGCACCTTAGAACCAAGGTCGTGCATGAATTTCACCATGTCAGGGTGAGACCCTAAGCCTGATTCATCGAGATAGTTGACGAATTCGTCTGAAGCGAACTTTTTAAGAGCCGCACGAGCGATGTCCACAGTTTGCTGGGTTTTATCGCCAAAGATCTCTTGCAGCTTTGCTTGAGCTCCATCTCGCTCTGCTTGAGTTGCTTCTTGATGTGCTTTGAAATCCGAACCCAGTGTCTCATGATACCAGGTAAGCAAATCATTGCCTTGCTTCTCAGACAAACCAAGCTCGTGCATCTTGGTTTTTGCTGTATTGAGAAACTCTTCATTAAGCGTAAAACCTTCCGGAGCCTCCCACTCAGAAGACACATTGTATTTGTCAGCTGTTTCTGGGCGACCGAGCTTGTTATAAAAGTTCGCTCGATCTTCATCAGTGGCATCAGGCCCAGGCAAGGCTACACGGCTAGATGCCATTTGAGTAGCGGCCATCCATGACTTACCCAAATCAGCGACTGACTTGATGTCCTTGAATGTGCCGAAGTTCCTGATGTCCTCTGGAACTGCTTGTTGCCAATTGTCCGGAATGATGGGCGCCCCGCCTGTGGGATCACCTGGTTCCGGATTACGAATAATCCGCCATGTGGTCTTCATGATACTTTATTTGTTCTTGTATTATTTGTTGTTCTGTTTTCTCGTGTCCATAGACCTGTGCCAATATCGACAACACAAGCCTTCGTGCTCCCTCATTGAGTGCCGTCTCGTAGGGATCACCTTTAACAAAAGTCGATTTGTTTACAAAACCAACCTTCATCAAATGCTGTAGAACGAACTCTCCTTCTGGTCCATCAAAGATTCGTTGGTAAGATCGGCGAACCGAATTCCTATCCAACAACATGTCCGCTATTCGTCTTATTCTGTCCATATTACAGTAGTGCGCTTCCACCCAGCGCTTCTTGTGCTTCTGCTACGTTCTTAACAGCTTGACTGGCAGGTCCCGCAACCTCAGCCATTTGCTGCATTTGTTGTTGCTGCTGGCGTTCTTGCCTGATAGCAGCAATCTCTTCAAGTGACCGAACAACAACCATAGGAACCTTTCGAGCTTTAGCAAGCTCTTGAATCCACATGTCATCATCAATCGCGTCAATGACATCAGGTTTCGCCTGCGCCATGGGAATGAGGTCTTGAAAGAATTGGGCCATCGCCTGGGCTTTGACACCGGTTTGAGCACGAGCAGCGGCAGACTCATACCCAACACGCAGACGATGGCCCTGCAGGGAGGGCGGAGCGGGTGGAATCCTCCCTACAAGGTCTAATAGACTGTAGCTTCGCATGATCATGTGATCAAGCAACTCAGATTGCAGCCTGCCTAGCATAGGAGACATTTTTCGCAGTTTTTCATCACGACGATCAGCAACTTCAAAGGCGGTCATCTCAACCTTCTCCTTCTCCATCTTGATCACATCGTTAAAGAAACACTTACGAATGTGTTCTCTCTTTTGTTCCGCTTTTTCTTCGCCGATTGGGTATGTCACTGACCCCTTAGGAGTGAGCAACTCAGCCGGCTCCATTCCCGGCTCCCTAAAGATTATCGACCCCGGAGATGTTCGAATGGGAAGCATGAATCCTTCCGATTCAGCTTGAATCGGAGGATCAGCAAGTTTTTGCGCTGCTTTGATCAGCGTAATCTCCATCCTATTCAACATCTTGATGTCAGGCAAACATTTTACGCCTGGCCCTTTACCATAGATCTGACCAGCCAACTTCAACCAGCGAGGGCAATGAAACGGGAAGCTATCAAAACCACCTTCCTCAAGAATATGTTTATCATCAAGATGGATATAGATTGAGGCGAACTTCTTATTGTTACGCGTGAACTTATTAGTGTCACGATCTTCCCTAGGAAAGACGGCATGAAGAAGCTCAAACATCTCATCTGGATGTGTGTCTGCTTTGTCCTTCAGTTTATCAGGCAACGCATCAAAACCAAACTGTTGAATCATTTGCCGGATAGACAGCTTACATGAACGATACAAAGTGTCCACATCACCGTCAGCGTTTTCCATCAAAATGCAGTCAGCCAATGGATATGCTTTAAAGCGGAGTGATTGCTTCTTAAAGTTCCAGTCTTGGTAAAGAATAGCTGTGCCAAATGCACCAATGTCCAAATAAGTCTCGTGGATGCAGCTGTTAAACAAGGCAGCCGGCTTATTGTACTCCTTGTAAATGATGTCAGCCACGAGCTCCAACCATTCCAGGGCTTCGTGGTCATACCCTAGATCCTGTGGCTCTTCAACTGTAAGCGAGAACCAGCGATCAGTTGGATTCGTGAGGAACCCCATCAATCCACCTGCAAATTCCTCCAGGGCGTCCACTGGTGTCGAATCATATTGTCCTTCACGACGGTGGTCAGTGGGTTGCAGCTTACTGCCGTAGAAATCAGCTGTGTGATCTCGAACAAGATCAGCGACTACCTGCCAATCAGCCTCAAGGATAGACCGAGCTGTCTTAAGGTCTTCACGACGCTTAATCAGCTGGTCTGCGAGCGGGTTAGATGAGATGACCATGTTATGCTCCTAGCTTGTCATCTGTCCCAGTAAGCACTGTCGATTGAAACCCCTTCGCCTTCCTCCGGCGCTCGGCTGTCAAAATACTTGAAAACGATTTGGCTGCCTTGTCTGGGGCCGGCGCTACAGGAACTGGGTCTGGTGGGCTTGGTTTGCTTCCGAATGACATGTTGTTTAAAGCGGTTAAAGTTGTACCATTTTCCATTGGGCCTCCCTCGCATAGCCCGAGCAAAGCCTATGTATGATACCTCGAAGTTTATCATTTGTAAACAGGATTTAATATCCCCGTCAAAATACTCTATCCACAAGTAACCCTGATCGTAGTTACCAATTATATGACAAAAAGGAGTAGTCACTACTATGTTATAGATATTGGAAGTCATCTTGTGCCTGTATTTGAGGGCGTTGCTTTCTAACAATCCCGGTTTTTGTTTTCAGAGCGAGTGGAACAAAAGCATCAGCGGCATGAGAAGACCAATCATGTTCCGGAGTTTTCTTGAACACCTTCTTAATTGGATCATACTCTTTACGATATGAAACAAGTGCATCGATCCCACGGTCACACTTGCTTTCGTCAAACCAGCAATATGGCAACAATCCTCTAACCGCTTCAATCGCATCATCTTTCGACAGTGTGGGAACCACTGTAAACGTAATACCCAGCTGCTTAGCTACCTCCCATCTGGACTTCCCTGTCCCAAGCTCCCTTACCTTAATATCATGTGGGCCAAAGTGCCTATCGTAAGAATATCCTTTCTCCCGAAGAACATGAGCGTAGTGAGACAAACCCTCGCCGCTGTTCTCGTAGTAATCAATTATCCGTACTTCCATTGATGTGCGCTGCATGAACCAAATAGTCGTGCTGTCATCCATACCCAGATCCCACGATGTAGTAACGGGCAAAGCTGGATCGTATGGCACATTCGTAATCCGTCCGTCTTTCCTTGCTTGTGTCATCTGCGGGCCATAATAAGCACCTACCATAGCTGCATCAAATGAACAATAGAACTCCTGCTGGATCATCTCCTCTTCCATTCCCGCATCACGCTCTTCTTGGATGATTTGATCAGAGACGACCGGTGCCATAACCAGGGATCCGTCGGGATTCTTTCCCACTGGTTTCTGTGTGCCATTATTACCTGCCACAAGGACCTCGCAAAACCATTTTTCGCGTCCCATCGCCACATTTTTCCTCGCGGTCTTCAGCAATTGGTAACCATGATTATGCCCACGAGCGGTGTAGATGAACAATGCCCATCCACCATTCTCAGCCAGAATAGGTCGAAGGTAATCCCACGCCTGAGGGTTATGCAACGAATACTCTGACAGAATAACCCCAATTGGATTCGTGCCAACTAGCGAGTTGATGTCATCCGTTCCCACCACCCTGAACACACTCTTATTCTTAAGCGTGATCTTCATCTCCGTATTATTCTTCGACTGAATAAGATCCGGATGAAAATGATCTGTGAACGCTCGGCCATCACGAGTAAAGCCGTCCCACACAATCTGTCTGCCCTGCTTATATGTGGGCAGCATGTGCCAGTACGTCCCAACCCGTTGCATCATTTTTGTCTGGGCGATATTCACACAAGTGAGATCCTTACCACCTCGTCGATGCCATACGCAGACTGCTCTCAGGCCCTCCTTCTCTGGCATCATGTGATTCCAGACTGGTTGTTGGTAATAACGAGGGTCCCAGTTATACGGTAGTTCAATTGCTCCCATCTGCCACTTCCTCCGCTTCTATCAAGATAGATTCCTTGCCGCTATCTTGTGATTGTACGTTTGTGTCGTATTGTTTAACTTGCACCGTGATATTCAGATCCATCTCACCTTTATACTCTACCGCTTTGAGCTTGGGCATTCTGTAGGAATTGATTTCCGACAAGATCTTGATCTTCTGATCCATGGTAACTTCGCCTGCTCTTACCATTCTCAAGAGTTCGTAAACAGGCTCAAGGCCTGTTTCCTCAATAGCAAGATCAAGAACTTGTCGCAACTCAGCCGCAGTAAGCTTCCCTCTCTTCCCTGCTACTAGGTCTCTTGATGTGCTGGTAGGAGTGGTCGGAGCTAACTCAGCATCTTGATCCGCGCGATTACGCCTTTCTCTCTGGCGTCGGTGTGGAGCGGATACCTCCGCTAGGTTTTCACGCACACGTTCTGCAGGGGATTTCTGTCCCTGTTGCCATGACGCCGGCGCTGCCCCTAGCTTCATCGCAACCGCTTCCTCTCTTGTAAGTTCTCCAGTTAGTACACGATCTAACAATTCACCTTCCAATGTAACTTGTGGGCTTGACATATCTTACTCAGGGACTCCAGGGCCTCATAACCTTCTGTTCTCTGTCTTCTGTTCTCTCCTCTATAATAGCAACGATTTTGATTGTTGTAAACTTGAAAACCAAAATAGTGCAGAGCTAAATCCCTATGATTCGTAAACCTATAAGAAAAGCTATAGGTTATCAAATGTGTTAACGAGTGACCATCGGTAATAATTTGCCCTAATAATCCCTAAGTCATTGATAGTCAATCACTTAGACTATCGGTGTGACTATCAGTTTTGATTTATTAAAAACTTTGAGCTTTGAAATTTTTTTTTTCTGTGAAATTCTCTAATACTGATAATAACAGTAATAAAACGGATAGGATCTATATATATATCAAGTTTATTACATCGGTAATAACATCTTCTTATACCAAAATCTATAGGTTCTAGCTGCTGCGCCATAGTGAACTAGAATACCTATCCGCAGTGTTCGGCGGAAGGAAAACTGTACGTGGGTAGGTGTCTGGTATCATTACATTTTATTTACACCCCCCGGGCCAGGTGTCATCTCTACCCCAAACATTATCATCCTTTCATAATTCTTCTTCCACTCTTCTCCCACCCTTCACCCACATACCATACCACAACAACCTATCAACCTCCCTCCATTCACATATTAACATCATCCTCAACCCTCTTTCCAACACCCTACCAACTCACATCAATTATTCATTTCTTCATAAATAAATAATTTCTCACTTCCAACCTACAACATCAACACACTAAACCATTATCAAAACTACATCCCCCATCACCAATCTCCTTCTCACCACTCCCTTTAATAACATAACCATTATCAATAAAAAAACACACTTCCACATCATTATCAAACTACACTCACTTAAATTCCACTTCTTCACAACCTCTCCTCAAAACTACCTCTAACCCTCAACCACCTATACCATTATCAAAACTCCATACCCACTCATCCCATATCTCTCAATCCTTCAACTCCAAACCATTAACCAATTCTTCTTACTCAACTCATCACAACCATATCCACAAATCACAACCAACCTCCACTTCAAATCACCCTACAACACAATCACCTTCACAAACCACCTCAACTTCACTACTCAATCATTCAAATTCAACACAACCACAAACTTCAACACTATCCTCCAACAACTTAATCCTAACATCTACTCCTAACCCTCAACCCAAACATACCATTATCAAAACTACAAACTCACACCCCCTCATCCAACTCACCCACAACCTCAACTACTCAATCAAAATCCCTCTTTCTTCACTTCAAAAACAACCTCTCTTCCAAATACCTAACCCCATCCAACAAATCCAACAACTCATCATCCAAACACAACACCTCACTATTCACCCACACATCATCTCTACCCCTTATTCCAAACCTTACATCTCCTTAACACACTTCCAACTCAACAACCACAACCCCAACCTCTATCAATACATCATTCCTCCAAACTCCACAATCCACCAACCTTATTACATCCACATCATCACACAAACCCAAAACCTCTACACCATAACCCTCAAACTCACAACCCAAAACCTCCATATCAAACAATCCATCCATAACAACTCAAATTAATTATTTTCTTCATTCTTCAAAAAATAATCAATTCTCAAACATACAAACCTTTAACCCTCTAAATACCATAAAAACTACAACCACATCCCCCAATACCACCTCACCCTCAACCACAACCCTCAACACCTACAATATCCTACTCACTCACCAACCATCTCACAACTCATCACCACAACACATCCAACTCACATCTCAACAACCTACACTCAAATCCTTCCTCAAACACATCAATACCACACACCCCAAACTCAACATCATCACATCTTCCATATCTATCCAATCTCCCAACTTTAACCCACACACTAAACCCATCTACAACCTATCTTCCAACAACCACCCCACAAACCTCAAAAAACAACCCAAACTCCAACCTAACAACAACTACTACCAACTCCAAATCACCTACATCAACAACACACAACCACAAACTATCTCCATCACAAAACAATCTCCCAACATTCTCCTCCTCATCCAAAATACCATCAAACTCTTCCACATCACTCCATACTCCATCATCCACATCAACTTCACCATCCTCCATCACAAAACAAAACCACAACCCAATCCACAAAACCATCCCAACAACAAAAAATACACCAATCCCAAACTACCCACACATTTCCCCACATCATCACCCACCATCCAAATCAACAAACCAATTCCCAACACCAACAAAATTCACATCACCACTATCCCCAATCCCATCAACAACCAACCTACTCCTCAACCACTCAACCAAACTCCCAACACTCTCAACATACCTAAAAACCAACACCCCATCAAAACACCTATCCAACACATTTCCAATCCACATTTCCACACACAAAACCTTCCTCATCAAAACTCACCCCTCTCCCACCTCTCCCACTAACCCTCAACCACCTAAACCATTATCAAAACTACATTCCAAATCTCCCAACTCCCCAACATCACAAACTTCACCATCAACAACACAAAATTCCAACTCAATACATCTTATCCCAACAAACTATTCTACCCCTTTATCTCTTATCCCAACACTCTCACCAACTACTTCACCACCTACTTCACCACACCAACCTCCATCATTTTCCAATCCTCTCCCTTCACCACCACCATTATCAAAACCACCACAAAACACCTCCACATCATCCACATCCCTTTTCTCCTCCCAATCATCCTCTAACCCTCAACAAAAAACCCCACATACTCACACCCAACAATTTTTTTTCATTCTTCAAAAAAAAAAATTCCACAACCCTCAACCCCTCAATACCATAAAAACTCAATCCAACAACCTCATCATCACTCACCTCCCCTCAAAACCCTTCTACACCATCTCAATCCCTCCCCAAATAATACCAC